TGGTGGCTGATGGCGTCCGCGCTGCCGATAGCCCGATGCGCCGGATAGCCATTAAGACCCATGGGTCGATCAGCCTTAACCTGGGCCGCTATCACCCGGTATGGGACTGGCTGAAAGCTGACCTGGTGGCGTGCTTCAAAAAGCACAGCGTCCACTTGCCGGAAGATTACAAACTGTTTGGCCGCACCTTTGATGGCCTTGACCTGCGATTCCTGCTGCCATTAAAAAAGAACCGACCAGGCGACTATCGAAAGATTCTCGAATGGTTCCCGCTGGCAGACTTAGAGGTGTTTCGTTGGGAGAAGTCGCATGGTTGATCTTGCACAGATTCGCAAAGATGCGAAGGCAAACAAAGACATTGCCAAACAGAAAATTGAAGCGTCAAAGCGCGAAGCGGTAAACCGTAAGCTGCTGAAGTCAAACCCAGTCCCGCAGTATGTGAAGCCAGCCAAACAGGTTGGAGTCGCAGAGATTGATTCTGCCGCTGACCTGGATGCGGTATCGGCTGGTTTTAGGAAGCGTGCGATGGATGAAGGCAAGCGGTTCGCCATGGCAACCGATGCTGAATACTGGACTTGCATTTGTTTTCAAAGCAGAGAGCAGAAAGAGGCATTTTTAGCCGCCCTTGATCTTTTGAAATTTGGCGACCGTTACCTAGATGGGCAGGAAGTCGCTCAACAGCTTGGGATTGAACTACCCAAGGCGGATATCCCGTACAAGACAAGTTCAAAGGTTGACCCAACATGGGCCAGCTTCGTTAAATAAAGGAACACATCATGCGTAGTCAAACTCGCGCTCGCCAGCGCAATGCACAGCCTCCCCGTTCATTCTCGCCAAACCCTGGGCGCAATGGCGGTAATCGCAACTCACCCAGCGTGAGCGGCGGTCGTAGTTCAGGCTCTTAAATAGAGAGCAACAATAGGAAGGCCCGTAACTGGGCCTTTTTTTATGGCAACTCGCAAGCGACCCACTGGAAAAAAAACCGATGCCGTATCGGTGCAGGCTCGCCTGAAAGCTGCCAAAGCAATCGAGCTGCGCAAGGAAGGGATGGGTTTCCCTGAGATAGCAAAAGAGCTGGGCTATAACAGCCGTCAAGCTGCACATGATGCGGTGTCGCGTGGATTAAAGTCGATTCTGCGTGAACCGGCGTTAGAGCTGATCACCCTTGACCTCGAAAGACTTGACGCACTCTGGAACATTCAATACCTGAACGCCCAAGGTGGGGACGTTCAGGCATTGGCTGCTTGCATGAAGATCATGGAGCGCCGCGCCAAGATGTTGGGGCTTGATGCACCAAGCAAGACTGACAACAAAAACGAAAACACCGAGCGCAATGGCGTGCTGGTCATTCCGTCTGTGATGACACCCGAAGACTGGGAAGCCGCTGCCAAGACGCAACAGGAAGAGCTGACCCGAGATGCTGGATAAGGTCTGGCAGGCGCAAGCCGGTAGCCAGGAGCTTTTTCTAAGCTGCCCACTGCGAGAGGTATGTTACTCAGGTACACGCGGCCCCGGTAAGACTGACGCGCTTTTGATGAGCTTTGCGCAGCATTGCGGCAAGGGCTACGGTTTGCATTGGCGCGGTGTGATATTTCGCAAGGAATACAAGCACCTGGACGACATCATCACCAAGTCGAAACGCTGGTTTAACCAGTTCTCACCCGCGCACCGTCCGCGCTTCCTGAGCAGTCAGGGCGCGATGAAGTGGGTTTGGCCTGATGGTGAAGAGCTTTTGTTCCGTGCGTTCAGCGATCCAGACGATTACTGGAATTTCCACGGTCATGAATACCCGTTCATTGGATGGGAAGAGTTAACCAGTTGGTCAAGCATTGACTGTTATGAAAGCATGATGAGCTGTAACCGCACCAGCCGACCTGGTGGTTTGCCGCTGCAAGTGCGCAGCACGACCAATCCGTATGGAGTAGGCCATAACTGGGTAAAGCAGTATTTCATTGACCCGGCACCGTATGGCGTGCCAATCAAAAACAGTGAAGGACAGGCGCGTGTGACGCTGTTTGGCGCTGTGGGTGAAAACAAGTTCATTGATGCTGAGTATTTGAAGACACTCAGAGCCTTGACCGAACCGAACAAGCGAAAAGCATGGCTTTTTGGCAGTTGGGACATCACCAGCGGCGGCATGTTCGATGATTTGTGGGTTAGAGAAAAACACGTATTGACGCAGTTCACGCCGCCGACAAGCTGGCGTATTGACCGCGCCTTTGACTGGGGCTCAAGTCACCCATTCAGTGTTGGGTGGTGGGCTGAGTCAGACGGTACGCCAGCCGTTATTGGTGGTGTTGAACGCCACTTCCACCGAGGTTCATTGATTCGCATGGCTGAGTGGTACGGATGCACTGGAAAGCCCAATGAAGGACTGAGATTAACCGCTGTTGCCGTTGCTGAAGGCATCTTGAGCCGTGAGCGCAGCATGAAGATAGCGCCCAAGCCTGGGCCTGCTGATTCGGCCATTTATGCCGTGACAGACGACATCAGCATTGGGCAAAACATGGAAAAGGCAGGCGTTCGATGGGTGCCAGCCGATAAACGCGCAGGTAGCCGAAAGAATGGGTGGGAGGTGATGCGCGGTCGCTTAGAAGCCGCAGCCAACAACACCGAGAAGCCCGGCCTGTATGTCATGGAAGGGTGCAGAGACTTTATCCGAACCATTCCATCATTGCCGCGTGATACGCGTGACCCTGACGACATTGATACCGACGCCGAGGATCATATAGCTGACGAAGTGCGCTACCGATGTTTAGCCGCAAGGCATACGGTGACCGTTAGCCCGTTAAGAATTTAGACAACAACAACCCAACACAACCGCCCATCGAGGCGGTTTTTTTACGCCCGCAACATGCTCAAAATCAACGAACTCTCACAGGAAGCGACCGCCATGCGCCCAAGATGGGCCGTGGTCGAAGCCCTGATGGGGGGGACGTGGGCGATGCGTGCTGCGCGTGAACAATACCTACAGCGCTGGCCGCAAGAAGACCAGGCCAGCTACGACTATCGGCTGCAAACATCGACGCTATTCAATGCGTTCTCGCGCACGATCGCCAACATGGCCAGCAAGCCATTCTCGGAGCCGATGCGTTGGAGCGAGATTGACCCGGTAGTCGAGGAGTGGTTTGACAACATCGACCTACAAGGCCGCAACCTGCAAACTTTCAGCATGGAAGTGTTCGAGGCAGGTTTGACCTATGGTTTGACGCACGTCCTGGTTGATTACCCAAAGACGACCGCCGCCGATGGCACATCACTTGCCCCGACACTGGCCGATGAGCGCATCCTAGGCGTGCGCCCGTACTTCATTCACATCAAGCCAACAGCCGTGCTCGGATGGATCAGCGACAAGGTAAACGGCGCAGAGACGCTGACGCAAGTGCGCATCCTTGAGCATGTGAGCGTGCCCGATGGCCCTTATGCGACAAAGCTGGTCGAGCAGGTGCGACTACTGACACCCGGCGCGTGGGAGGTGCACAGGCAAGACCCGACAAGCAAAGAGTGGGTAAAGGCCGATGAGGGCATGACATCGCTTAACTATATCCCGCTGGTGACCTTCTACACCAACCGCACGGGCTTCATGCAAGCCACTCCGCCGCTGGGTGATTTGGCCGATTTGAATGTTCAGCACTGGAATCTTGCTAGCGACAGCTACGCGCTGCTCCATACCGCAAGCGTGCCAATTCTGGCGCTGACCGGCGTTGATGAGACGACCAAGATCGTCGTCGGTGCCAAGGCCGCGCTGATGCTGCCATTGGGTGCCAGTGCACAGTATGTCGAGCATTCAGGCGCTGCCATTGGTGCAGGTCGTCAGGCGCTTATTGACCTTGAGGAGCGCATGCGCACCATGGGCGCTGAGTTGCTGGTCAGCAAGCCGGGCGATATGACAGCCACGCAATCGAGCATTGACACTGCCCAGGCGCAATGCCAATTAGCAGCGATGGCTGAGGCATTTGAAGATGTGCTGGATAGCGCAATTGATACAGCCGCCGAATGGGTTGGGCTGGGTGATCAGGGCGATGTGGACATATTCGATGACTTCTCAGCCGCACCGGTGCAGGGTGCCGCCGTACAGCCGTTTGTCGCTGCGCTGGTGACTTTGGTGGCAAGCGACATGTTGAGCAAAGAGACGGCATTCAAAGAGCTGCAACGGTACGGCGTGATAAATGACGACATCGACTTTGAAGCTGAGGCAGAAAAGATAAGCGCCGCCGACCCGGTGCTGTTGGGCACGCCGCTGCCATTGGGTAACACGGTGAAGGTTGACCAGACGGCAGAGGCATAGCCATAATGAATGCTTTGGACGCGGCAATCATGGCGATTACGATCAGCCAAGCGATAGATATTCAACGTCTCGACGCTAGCGAGCGCGAGAAGGTTATGACGCTGCTCAGCAAACTTGAGCGTGACCTGACCGTGCTGCTATCCACCCGCGTATTGTCCGAGATGGGCAAGCGAAACACAGCCGCAGTGCTGCGCGAGGTAACATCGATGATTCAAGAGACGTACACCGAAGCGTCAATGACCGCCATTGCAACCGGCGAGGCGCTGGCCCCTATCGAGGCTACAAGGACGCTACAGGCACTTGAGTCGGTGCTGAAGATTGACCTTGGGACAAAGGCCATGCCCACAGCAGGCTATCTTGAAAAGTTGGCCGGCGATGTGCTGATTCAAGGCTCGCCGGCGGCTGAATGGTGGAGCAAGCAGGCCGGGAATGTTTCATTCAGATTCGCTCAAGCGTTACGAACTGGATTGGCTCAAGGAGAAACTAATCAGCAAATAATTTCTAGAATAATCGGGACAGACGATATTCCGGGGGTTATGGATATAGCAAGAAAAGATGCAGCATCTTTAGTTCACAGTTCAGTTCAGACTGTCGCAAACTCAGCAAGACTTGCAACATACAGAAAAAACAGCGACATCATTATTGGAATCCGTTGGCTAGCAACTTTGGATTCCGTCAGTTGTTTGAGCTGTGCCTCAAGAGACCTGCTGTGGTGGGATTTAGATGGCACGCCGATGGATGGCAATGATCTACCATTCGAAGAGCCCCCATTGCATACGAACTGTCGCTGTGTATTGACTCCAGTTATGCGCCCAATGAGCGAAATATCAGGAGGTGCGCTGCCCGACATACCCAACAATGGGACGCGGGCTAGCTCGCACGGCCAGGTCAGTGCATCGACAACCTTTGCAGACTGGTTCAAGATGCGCACCCCGGCTCAGCGTGCCGAGCAGTTTGGCAAAGCGCGTGCAGATCTCTACGATTCGGGCAAATTGTCGCTTCGGGATATGCTCGATATGAGTGGCCGACCGTTGTCAGTTGAGCAGTTGAGGGCTAAGATCAAGCGTTAGGTGCTGGTTTGGTTGATTCGTCAATCAGCCGTTTCACCCAGCGCGAGCCTCCCAGCTCGAGATATTTCAGGCGCTGCGCTTCGGTTAAGCGAAGCATGGCGGGTTTGGTTTCAGGCGATTTAGGTCGGCCAGCGCCAGCGCGTTTACCGCCCCTCATTCTTTTAGCGCAGCGCGAAGCTGTTCAAGCGTATTGAGAATGCTGACAGCTTGAGCAATAAGCGGCATAAGAATCATTGCTTCAACCGGTCCAGCAACTTCCAAACAGGCCTGTAATGCGTCAATCTGAGCGGCTGCGCGACGGGCGGCGCGGGTGAGGTCTATTGAGTTCATTGTGATTCTCCAAGATGCCCCGAAGGGCGGGTTGATTTACTTTGCGCAAGCTGCAACACAGCGATAAGAAAGGGCTTCTAGTGCTTTGGGGCCAAGTGTTGTGCGAGATTTGATCGTTGCCCATGCTGATGTGTAAGAAGCACCTTCACTTACCATGTGCACAAAAGATTGAACATGGCGTTTTGAAGATTCTTCGATGCGTTGCTCAAGTGTTTGGTTGTTCATTTCATTTACTCCGTTGTGTTGATTTAGGCGGCGCGCAGTGAATCGTAAAGATCGCTTGCCAGCTTTGCGTAAGTGCCAGCGCCAAATACTGAATCTATAGCCTGGTCAATCGTCATACCTTGAGCCATTGCCGCGATGATCTTTGCGCTGATGATTTGGTCGGTTGTCATTTTGATTACTCCGTTTGGTTGATGTGTTAATTGTATATCAACAATCAAAGAAGTAAAGCAAATAAACCAAATTTTTTAAATTTATTTTTAGCCCTTGCATGTGATATGCCGGGGCTTTTTAGTTTCCGGCTGCAAGCAATGTGATGTTGCCCAAGGCCACAAACCGAGCGTGATGCTCACAAACAATCCAGGAAGGATTACCCCATGGCTCTCGATCTTGAAATCACCGCTCTCGACTCAGTACCCGAAGCAGTCCGCGCCCTTTATGTTCCGCATGGCGACAAGTTTCGGCTTGACGTGCAAGGAATTGAGGATACGTCTGGCCTGAAATCGGCGCTGGAAAAAGAGCGCACCACCGCCCGCGAGCTGGACAAGCAGACAAAGCAATGGAAGTCGTTGGGCAAGACGCCCGATGAAATCTCCGCGCTGATCGCTGCCCAGGCACAGGCTGAATCCGACAAGCTGGCGAAAGCTGGCGAATGGGACAAGCTGCGCGCCCAGATGAACGAAAAGCACGCCCAAGACATCGCCGTAGTGACAGATAAGGTCGCGGCGAAAGACAAGGCGCTGGCTAAGTATCTGGTTGATTCGGCGGCTGTATCGGCAATCGCGGCAGCAAAAGGCGCTCACGAACTGCTACTCCCTCATGTCCGCAATGCCGTCAAGGTGATTGAAGAAAACGGGGATTACACAGTGCGTGTCGTTGATGCGGCAGGCAATCCC